ATAGGTAACTCAAACTCAAAACTTGGGAAATCAAAGGCTTCGGGTAAATATAAAACCGGTATTTCCATAAGTTAAAATTTAGGTAGGCTCTGTCGGCCACGTAATATTATAAGGATCTGACTGCGTTGGTACGTCTCTCAATGCCTGACGATATGCTTTCCATTCATCAGATAATGTAAGATCGCTACTAGCTCTCCAGTCTGTTTTTTTTAATTTAGTGTTTCGTAAATTTCTTACATTTTTCCATTCAGCATTTTTCAAAGCTGTTTGTTCTTCTGTGGTTGTGTTCTCTACTTTTACAATATAAACTTTATCCCCATCAAGATATGGGTCTACATCAACTATTTTTTGTGTTGGTGTTGTAAATGTAAGAGTTTCTACAAGTTCTTTTACGTTATGATCTGTTAAAAACTGTGTATTTGGACCAGAGGTAGTAAAGCTTACATTGGGAAATAATTTTTTGATACTACCAATTTTGTATCCCGAGGCAGTACCGTCTGAAATTGCGTAATTCATTTAATTAATATCCAAATTCATTTTTTATATCTAAAAGTATATCATCAACGATTGGTGTTAACATACTATCAGAGTGCCTATCATGGGCATTGCTACTGGTATCTGCTGCTATTAAAGCAGTAATCGCTAGAACATTATTTTGTACACCTGTCATCCAATAACCCCTAGAGTTTTCATCAGTATAAGTATTAAAATAATTACTAATAGTACCAAATTGTGTTCCCCAGCTAGGATGACCTACAAACATATAAAGATTACATACTACTGGGTCACCAGCTTGATAAGTTGAAATATCATAAGCATAAACTGTAAACCCATTAATTGTACTACCATTATAAAGTGTTCTATCTGATGTTGTTCCACTACCGTCAGCACCTAAATTACCTTTGTGAGCAAAACCAAGTTTCATGCTTGAACTGGCATTATTATAATTACCGGCAGTTGCAGCCATTATTAATGTACCTGCAGTATCATGGTTGCTATTACCTGTCGGATTTGATGTTGTCCCATACCCACCAGCAACTATCTTATACTCTGAGATGTTACTATAAGTACCCAGTGCAGATGTAACTGTTGTGGCGTTGTAAGTATTATAATTAGAACCTTGTTCAGTATTACCACCACCAGACCAACTTGAGGATGTCCAATTGTCTGTAATAACATATGTATAATTACCAGCATCATACATATCACCACCACCATCAGTTACATAAAAGTCATTTCCGTCATAACTTATATTCCAGTGAGAAATATTGGAATAATGGTGTGTATGATTATAATTAAGTCGGCCACCTTGAATAGCAGTTCCAACTGTTTGTAATTCTGTTCTTAAATCTTCTACCGCAGAACCACCACCAGCAGCACGTAGATGATGTGATCTCATGAAAGATCTCCTATTGTTGCTCCATATAATTGACTACCAACTTTAAATAATTCTATTGCTGTAACATCAGTATTACTTAAAGTAGGTGCTGATCCGCCGTTCCACTTAATAGTAGGCCAAGTTAATGTGTAATTATTTGAAGCACTTGTTTGAACTAATAAAAGCATTGATTGACCTGTAGTTAAACTATCGGTTGCAGTTCTATGGTCACTGATTGTCCAAGTCTGTACCATCCCATTATCAGGATCTAAAGCAACAGAAGAAGCGTCAGTTATAGCAAATATATTTTCATTTATTGCATCTTCAAAAACAACAGAACCTGTAAACGTACCGCCTGTAGCAGGGATACCGGCTGTTAGTCCTGTTAGTGCTGAACCATCTCCGCTAAATGATGTTGCAGCACACGCTCCAGTAATATTTACACCAGTAGCTGTAGTAGCTATTTTTTCATTTCCGCTGTGTTTTAAAGCAACACTAGAATCCGAGGCAATTGATACTGAATCGTTTGAATTAGATATATGTTGCAAATCTGCAACTTTTATTGTTGACATAATAATTTACTGTTTGTATTTGATTTTACTATTAATTTTAAATTTTGTTCTTGTCAAAACTTACAGTAAGGTAATTTTAACAAATGAGTCATATCCAGTTACTGTATCGGGATGATTAGTCTGATTAAAAACTGTTTCAACTTTATTAGAGCCACTATTATATGAACCACCACCACCGCCATTTCCTCCTAATCCGTTGTAATAACTTCCTCCGCCACCGCCAGAGAAGCCACCACCTCCTCCACCGTATCCACTATTCATATAGCCACCTCCTCCACCGCCAAAGCCTCCGTAGCCAAGGTTACTACCACTTGTAGCATCATTTTGCCCACCTCTAGCTCTATCCATATAATTATATTCCCCAATCTCGCTAACATATCCAAATCCAGCGTGAGAACCGCTAGTGTATCCCCAGCCACCTCTGCCGTAGAATCCACCACCGCCACCGCCTAAACCACCGCCACCGCCATAACCGTCTTCCCCACCATATGTATGTGAAGCGTTATTACCTGAAAGACCGCTAGGTGCCGCAGAACCATAAGACCCATAAGGGTCAACTACACTGGAAGATCCACCTCCTCCAGCTGGATTACCAACTCCAGTACTATCGGCAGTGCTAGGTCTACCATTACCACCATGACTAGATGAATTACGACCACTATAATATTCAGCACCACCGCCACCACCAGCGATTATAAGTATGTCAGAGTTACTATACGAACCATTTGAACTTTTTTTTATAACAAAAGAACCACCGCCACCACTAGCACCACCTTGTCCAATACCAGCATCATAAAAAAGGTCATCACCTTCATTACCAACTAATATTTCTAATTTTTCACCTTCCGTTAAATTAAAGTCACCTTGAATACGTGCACCTATACCTCCTGTGTAGGCAGTTAATACATTTGTTGAATGATTGCCAATTGACCCTCCATAGCCTCCTCTAGCCTCTATTCGATAAGTGCCATCTTTTGGTATGGTAAATATTTGTATTCCTACTGGATAAACTCCATCGGATGTAGTCACATCGAAAAAATTAGTATCATTCAACCATGTATAAGTGGTTGTATCATAATCACTATGAGCTAAAATTTGAGCTTTAGTTCGACCCTCTCTCTGACCATCACCAGCTTGTGTAAATTCAAAAGATGTAAAATCAAATAACCCACTAGCAGCACCAGTACCAAGAAGCATTTGTTGTATAGTCATTATTCTAGGCCTGCTCCAGCACCATAAACAACAGTAGCTGAAACAAACAAAAAGGTTGCTATTCCTCTTGCTTTAAGGGTTAACGAAGTTTTAGTGCTTGTATCGTTAGCAAGATATGTGGTTACTGCACTGCAAGTAATTGTTTGGTCAGATGCACTGTCATTAACGATTGTAATAGCATCACCAGCAGCAAATATACTAGCTGGAATTGTCACACCACCAGTTGTTATGCTTATGTGTTTCCCTGCATCAGCAGCAACAAGTGTGTAAGCCGAAGTTTGAGCATTTTGAACAATTTTTCTTAAGTTACCTTTTGAATCTTCAACTGATGTACCTGTAAAGGATGTAGCTGTAATTCCATTTGCGAAGCTAACATTGTTACTAGCTCCAAGTGTTATTGACGGAGTATTGCTTGTAGTTGGTGCAATATCCGTTACTTTTATTTTTGACATAATAATTAATTATAAATTGAACAATGCTTTATTTGCGTTCCATTCTGTAGCAACGGTATTAGCATCGAAATGTACCTTATAAAACTTAATAATTGCACAATAACCATTATACATAAAAGCATTAGGTGCACCATGACTACTATCAAACCATACTGATTCGGGATATCCCACCGAACCCATCCAACTCGACCAACTGCTAGTATCTGTTACAACATTAACATTATTCAAATAAATTTTAAAATTATTAGAAGTATAACCTTGTTCTTTTGTTAATACTAAATGTTTCCAACCACCAGTGGCATTGATAGAAAGGTTGTGATTACCGTTTGCAAAGGTATTACAATAAAAGTATGTATTATAATTCTGGCCATCTACCCATGTTGTTATCGTACCATTACCACCTTGAGTCTGATGTAAATACTGTATTCCTCTGTAAGCCGAGTTTTGCTGACCACTTGGATGATAGTAATTTGTATTATGTGAATTAGTAGTTTGAGGGAAAGCCCGATACCAATATTCCCACGTCCAAGGATCACCGGCAGTCAGAGTTTCATAAACGTTGGTTCTTCCACTAGTGGCACTCGTTCCAGAAACATAATAAAGTGCTTGATTTCCGTTGCAAGTTATATACCCACCACTACCACTAGAAGAAGTTGTTTGACTGGGAGCATACGTTAAACCTGTAGTAAAATACGCATTCCGTCCAGAACCTAAATTAGTTACTGTATTTCCGCCATTATAACAGTTAGTATCACCAAAATCATAATATACTATAGGTGTTCCTAAAGCAACTCCTTTTTGTGCAACAGAGAGTGATGCAGCACCACCACCAAACCCATTCATTGTTAAAGGTTTTTGATATGTTGAATATTCAAATTTCATTTTAAATTAGGATGTTTTAGTTAAATTTGCAATATTCGTAAATGTCGCTGCTGCTGTTTTAATAATCGTATTAGTAAAAATATCAACACCACTTGCACCACCATCAGTCGGTGCAGAGCCTCCAACCCAGTGTGTCGTTGGAACATTATTATCAACAAGAAAAGTGCTTGTATGTGGTGTAGCAGTTGATCTGGAAGTAATAACAGTCACCGATATAGTTTCTCCAACACTCATAACACTGTCAAGAGTTGTAGAGGCAGAATATGTAATATTAGGAGTAATTGATGTTGTTTCTGCTGTTGTATAATAGTGAACCATTCCATCTTCTAAATATATGTAGGAATTAGCACTCAATGTACCTGCAACTATCTTTACTTGTTCTCTTAATAAACCAGAAAGATTAGCTGATCCTGTTAATGGATTTGGTGTTGCAGTTCCAAATTCTAACTGTCCTACAGCACTATTTCCACTACCTGTAATACTTTTAACTACTAAAGCTTTACCAACTGATATTTGGTTATCTGGTAAAACCATTGTATAGCTTTGACCAGCACTATGAGCGGGTGATTTTAATTTAACACCATGACTTTGTGCAGAGCAGTTTAACTGCAATGTCCCGTCATCTCCACCACTTCCTTTTATTTCTACAATACCAGTACCATTTGGAATAACTCTTATATTACCATTAATAGCTTTGGCTTCTAGTTCATCGACTATAATTTTTGACATAATTTTAATTTATACGAATGACATTGTTGAACCGCTAACAACTGTTAACGTAGCGTTTATAGTCAAAGGACTTGCAGAAACATAGTTATTACCAGTTGTTGTAGTAAAATCATTATCCATAGCATTTTCAGCTTCAACGAATAATTTTTCATTAGAACTACCAACCAAACCAGAACTCTGTTCAACCCATGCAAAGTCACTTCCGTTCCAAGACATAACTTGATTAGAAGTAGCAGTGCTTTGATTTAAATGTGTATTAACGTCAGAATCAGTATATCCCGCATTATCGACCCATGCGTAATCTGAACCATTCCAACTAAGTACATATCCCGCAGTAGGATTACTTTGATTTAAATGTGTGTCGACACTAGCATCACTATAAAGAGTTCCGCTAGCTGTTACACCATCTTGCCAAGAATTACCGTTATAGACTTGTAGTTTATTTGAGCTAGTATTAAAATATAAGTCACCATTTGCAAGTGTATTTCCACCACCATCTGTACTTGGATCAGAACTTGCTATTTGGTATTTATCACCAAAGTTATTTATATCAGTTAAATTGTTAGCTGCTGTATTAACGGCTGTTATTGATCCACCAACATTGTTTACGTTGGTTATACTTCCAGCAACTGTATTAATATTAGCTATGTTACCGTTTGCAGTAGTAATATTAGCTATGTTACTACCTACATTATTTACGTTGGTTATATTAGTAGCAACTGCTGTAACCTCTGTAGCCTTTGGTACTAATCTGTGAAAACTATATGTATGTAATGTAGCTGTAGATTCAACTAAGAATCCAAAGCCTTGAAGGATTGTATCAGATACGCCAGTAATAGTAATATTTGCGTTACCGGATACATTACCATTATTTATGGTAACGGTTGTACCGGTTGGTACTAAATCTGTTGTAGCTGCTTTAATACTTATAACAGCTGACTGTCCTGTAGCTCCTTGTGGGTTTGTATCAGGAAAGCTATTCTCGTTATTTTGAACATTAAAACCACCAACTTCATCAACTAAGTCAATGATACGTGCATCAATAGCAGCTGTAGTAGCTACATGGGTATCGCCAGTAGACCAAGTTTGTCCACTAGATATAGTCTCACTACTATCTTGCCTAAAGTATAAAGCGTCTAAATCTACCGATCCGACAGAAGTTACATGACCTTGAGCTGATATATTAATGTCTTGAATTACATTACCACCAGTATTATTTACATTGGTGTTTGCACCAGTAACGTCATGATTGATAGTTACCTGACCATTACTAGCAGTCTTTGATAAATCAGTACCAGCTAAAACATCTGTTTCAATAGTAGAATCTAATGTAGCTTTATTAACTGCATCGTTAGCGTTGACTGGATTACCGAGATCAGTAATTCTATTGTTTCCAAGATTTAAAGCACCAGTAAAAGTACCTCCAGTAGTTGGAAGATACCTCTGGTTTACCTCTTGTGTAACGTATAAGTTTTGTGTAAAGTTTTCGTTTAGATCTTCTGATTTGATTGCCGATCCAGCATAAAATGTTGCTGTTAGTTCATCAACTGTGGTTTCTCTAAATATTTTGATTAGGGCTCCTGTAGCGGGAGCAGTATTAAATTGTAGTGTGGTTGCAGTTGGCAGGGTGAATGCCGTAGTAGCCACTCCATCGAGACTTGCTTTGATGTCCGATGTCTTAAGATATGGAAATGTGAAAGAGTACGTTGTCGTACTATTGTTACCAGTATAGTTGTTTTCTGTAACAGCACTCATGTTAGTTACCGTAATTGATTAATTGTCGTGTTTCTAAATCCTTTTCTTGTATGTTGGCGGCTTCATTTACATTACCAACTTGCATCTCCTCTCTTGCGAGTTGAGCGTTGATAATAGATTGTTCAATATTAGGATTCTCGCTAAGGAATCTAGCCTCTGCAAGTTTTTGAGCTTCACGTATTATCATGTTTAGCTCTTGGTGTATAGGTAATAATTCAGTTTTAAGTTTGATTCTTTGGTCAGCTCTTCTAAAACTAGATCTTCTGAACTTACGTAAAGCATCAATCTCTTTCTTATACCTTTTATTTTTCATTAAGCGTTCAACTTGTTTAAACAACTGTTGCTCACCTATGTATTTATTTATCTGTTCTCTGTCTTCTGGTTTCCATTCGTATGATCCAGTGCTATCCATCTTCAGCATGCTGAGACCATCGTAACGTATGTCACGTAGAAATACACGCCATGGCTCATTTGTACCACTTACCTTAATAGGACTTAGTGCATTCAGTGCACGTAGTATTGGATTGTCAATATCGTTAAGTGCACTACCAGTCCATATATCTATTTGATTTGGTAGCTGATTTCTAAATCCGGGTAGTCTGTTAGCTACGAATGATTGTACTTCGCCCGCTAAGTCTTTCTGTGCAGAATCAATAGCTTTAGCAACTACACCTAAAGATCCACTAGCTGGTATCCAAGATACCTGACCAGCTCCTAGTTGTGCCCATGCACGTTCATTACCGTTAAGTGCATCAAACAAAGGTTCTATCATAGTCAACGGTGATTCGTTTAAGAATGTAGCACCAAGAGTCCATGTAGCTTTAGACATAAAGTTTTCTAACAAATGCTCATCTAAGTCAGTTGCATAATATGCAAGATCCCCCATAAGTGTAAGTATGTGTTCGACACCTATAAGACCTTTATAACTATACCAGTTATTTCCGACACGTATAGTCTTAGGTTCATAACCCATCTCGTCTCTTTCTTTGTTACGCTTAGATGCGTTGTAATGACCGTTACCACGAATGTTACCACCCAGTGCATAACCCCATAATGTACCTGTAAGTATGCTGCTAAAAGCTTGTCTGCCTACATACTCAGCTTGTATCTGTTTAAAGATAGCGTCTGCAAATGGTTCTTTACTTGCATCAATACCATGTTCCATAAGTGCTGCTGCTATTTCGTCTGCTGATTTAGCATATATAGTTTTAGCATACTTATTGATACCGGGTATAAGAGTAATAGGTGTCCAAGATGTGGCTGCTTTTACATAGTTAGATGCAGTACGTGGAAACGCTAGTAACTCTTTGAGGATAGGATATGCTGTAGTAGCTTCTGTAAGATAACTAGCTACACCATCATCTAGGTTAAGTTGTATCTCACCTGAGAATGATTTAAGCACTTGATCTTTGACTAATCCATTCTCATCAAAAAAGTTTTTGTAATGCCTATTTTCAGCTTCAAAGATTTTCTGCCAGTCTGCATAACCAAACTCACTAAACACATCTTCATACGCTTTAACACGTGAGTAGTAATGTGCGTTGTGTGTATTAGTAAATACGTCAGGAAATACCATTGCTGTCATACCATAACGTAGACCCTTCATCTTAGACATCTGAGTTAATGCAGCAGCTGTCTTAAGCTGATAGGCTCTACCCCAGTTACCATCCTTCTCATATAGCTTTGCAACATCTTCCATGATGTCCCAAGCCTTGTCTGTCTTAAATACATAATCTTTACGGAATGCACTTAACATAGCATTTGGGTCTTGATTAACTTTCTTCATCATGCTAAATGCGTCAGTTAATGCACGTCTATTAGTCTCCCATACAGCACCATTGTAATAAATAGTTTTCATTACATTGTCCATGTCACCCCTGATAGCGTGACCAAGTACAGCTGTAATCGGTCTAAGTATAAGCTGTGAGCCATTACCTATACCAGCTCTAAATGCTGATATACCAGATAACATATTATTATATCTTACACCCCATGCACCCTTAGCAAACAAGTTCATGTTTTTAGGGTCAGGACTCTTGAGTAATCCAAGTGGTGTAATCTGTTCAGCTGCCCATTTGTATAGTTTAGCTAGACTGTCTACGTCTCCATTGGTGTGTGCATATGCGTCAATCAATGGACGTAAAGCATCAGGGTTAGTTTTACGTAGTTCTTTAAGTTCTTTTGTAAATCGTTTATTCTTAGCATGTATAGAGTTTTCTGCTGTCTGAAACTCAGTCAACAATGTTTCTATACCTTCTTCCATAGTACGTGGTGGCATCTGGTCAAACCAGTTTTTGTTACGTAGTGACCAACCAGATAAATACTTATTAAGAGCATACTCATCCATCAAGAATTGTAGCTTGTCAAGTATCACATCCATAGCACGGTTGTCATCTACGAATGGAGCCATCTCAGTTATAGACTGTGCGATAGTAGCAGCTTCTCTACCTAGAGTATCCATAACTCTACCTGATGATGCTGTTACATCTCTACCTAAGAATTTATCAACTAAATCACGCATAGCAAACGCTGCTGCTCTTGCCTGATCTTCGTTTATAACTTCTACTTTAAACTTACCTAACATTAGATTTTTAACATCTCTATCTTCTAGAAATAGTTTTCTAATATCATCTACAGTTTTATTAGGATCTATAATATCAGTATATATACCCCATGCTGCTGCGTTCATTTCTTTAGCACTAAATCTCACACCATCTACAATAGCATTAAATCTACCAGCGTCTCTTGCGACTTCAGCTACACCCATCACAGCATCACGACTTGTAGAGCCTACCATAAGACCTTTACGTCTCATAGAATCTGTGATAATAGGTGCTGGGTCTCCTTTAGATGTACCAGTTTTAATGGCTGTTGTATCTGCCATGTTACGTGCTACGTTACCGGGAGGTACACTTTGCTTTGCTTTTGCTGCATCATCAAGTACATCAGCATTTAAGTCAGCATCTAGTCCGTTAATATTAAGGTCTAGCTGTTCGTAGTTGTTAGCAGTTTTTCTTTCAATAGCTGCTTTTGTTTCTACATCTTCTAAGTACTCGTACCTACGGTAGTAATCATCCATACTATCAATGTTAGCTAAAGATTCCTCTAATGCTATTTTTTCATTGATAAGCTGTCTTTCCATACCTCGGCTTAAATTTGTACTACCTAATGATAGTAGCTCGTCAATTTCAGCAATACGTATAAGTTTATCAGGATCACCACCCATGCTTAGGTTAAGCTGTTTATAACCCTGTGCAGTCTCATCTAGCGGCTCAAACCAGTCCATGGTTTTGTGACCACCTTTCAGATCAAGAAAGGCTCCGAGTGCACTACCAAATATACTAAATGGTGCGGACTCTAACATGTTCTTACCTTTTCTTACACCGGGGCTATCACTTGTAGTAGTCTGAAATAACTGTGGTAAAGGTAGCTTACCCTTTGGTCCAAATGTATCAGGAAAAAACTGGACTAATGTATCAGTCAAAGTATCGTCTTCACCGACGTCACTTAGACCTAATATTGCAGCATCTCCTAATCCGTGTGCAGCCATGCTTGCTGATAGCTTTGTAAACCAAGGCTTACTAAATAATGCACCACCAGCTAACTTAGTATTTAGTTGATTCTGTATTGCACTACCACCTATAATAGAAGGTAATACAATAGAAGATATACGTCGAATACCTTGATGTGTAGGGCTGTCAAGCATTGTAGCTTGATCGTACTTTTCATCTATATTGTTAAACCCGGGTATCAGAGTACCAGCTGCATCCATTACAAAGTCAGCAAGTCCTAGACCGGGTGCAGATAAACCTTGAAATACACCGTCTAATCTTTTTAATGCTGGATTATTAGCATTCATATTATTTTGACGTTTAGCTTGCCTGACTAAATCAGTAGACATGCCAAAGTATTTCTGATTAAACTCTTCTTGTAATCTGTCTCTTTCATCTCCTTTTTTATTCCACCATTCTTCATATTCATTTGTCATGGTAGTATGATTGTCCTCTATAGATAAGTCTACAGAGCTATTACCAAACTTGTACCCAAAAGGAGCAGGGTATACAGGTTTAGCTGATTTGGCTTTTTGTTCCTCTTCAACCATCTGGCCGGGAACATATGTCTCTTCTTCCATTAGTTCTGTAGCTGTTCTATATTCTTAGCATCAAGTAGAAACTTCCATGCAGGCGTGTCAAACTGTGCTTCGATTGCATTTACACATACTTGTAAAGCTTTTTGATCGTTTGATAATCCAGCTGCTGTAGGTCCAAGTAGCTTATCACACCACTTGTCACCACCCCATTGCATGACTGCTTTCTTTGTTCTAGCATCTGCGTCTACTGTGTTCTTAAGTGTGTTTACAAAGTCTTCTTTTTTAACACCTTGTAATGAACTCTTATCCATTAATTTATTTAACAAACGGTTATTTGTTTTACCTGTTGTAAGTAAATTATATAGATGTGTATTATTAATTGTAGGATTAGCTGATGACATATCTGCTGCTACTAAGTCTACTAATCCAGAAACTCTTGTCTGTCCTTTAGTATCTCCTAATGAAGCATCAATCTCAAAACTAGATATATTACCAAAGTTTTCTCCAGCTAGTCGTGTAAATATAATTCTATTAGTTGCACCTGATTTACCTTGCTTCTGCTTAAATATACCAGATCCACGGTATCCATCTTTATCAAAATTAACAAGAACACCATTAACATATCCTAGTTGTTTATCTATAGATTCTTTAGCACGTGTATATCTTTCTGATGCTGTACCATTTGTATCAGCCGCATAGCGTGCAAGTAATTCAGATCTCATGTAATCAGCCATAGTAGATGCTGAAGGACCAGCAGCTTTATCTAGAACTCCGTCCTTTTCTACTTCATCTATTGTAGCATTTGTAATCTTTTTAATGTGATCGTCTAAATCTTGAAACTCTACACCTACTGATTGAGCAAGACTATTAAGATCCTTGTAGATAAATCCTATCTTTTGCTGTTCATCAGGTAGTGCTGCCCATGCGTGATATACTAATTGCATATCACCATTTCTATATCCTTGTACAATAGTAGAGGTTAATGTATTCTCATCTATATACTCGCTCTTAAACCCTAAACTGCCAGCAAATAATTCTCTAGCATACGGATTACCATTAGAAGCTTCATAGTCCTCAAAGAATGCGTCAGGATTTTTTTTATAGAATCCATCATTCATTTTTTGTTGATACTTAAGTGCCTCAGATTGCTGTCTAATTTTAGTAATTTTTTCTTCAGTATCTTGTTTCTTATCAAATGCTTTTGCATACTTTTCAGCTAGCTCATCTCTTAAATATGGAAACTTACCAAAAATACGATTCTTAGGTGTATCTTTATCAGCACCGGGTATCATATATCCGTCTGGATGCTCAGGTGTTACACCCATAACCTGTTCTAAAAATTCTTGAAGGTTGTTATGATTACCCATTTCACTTTCAGCCCATGCTATAATATTAGCTCGTGTGTTAGGGACTATAGGTTGGCTATAAGATCCATCACGATTCTGTATAGGCCTAGCATTAGCAGCAGATATTGCGTTTATAAATTCTGCATTCTTTCGGTTATAAACTGATTCTTTAAATTCTGGAGTAGTTAAGATTGAGTCATTACTTAAAGATATAGCGTTGACTTTCTCATCAAAACCAGCCATTATTTGTGTAGCTGCTTCATAATCTGCTCCAAGTGTTATCTGGTTTTCTGCTGCAAAACCTTTTTGCCTGTAAAAGTTTTGTAGTTTTAAACCTGTTTCTGAATCAGGGTTTATACCATACTGCTTCAT